GAGTATGTCCGCGAAATCGAACGCAACAACCGCTACCGTTCATGCCGCCAGGATATAAGTTCAGGATACATCCTTGATGACCGTGCCAGGCTCATTGACTTATACGAGGCCTGCCTGCAACAGGATGCGCATATACGGTCGGTGGTCGAGACTTTGGAGAGCCAGATACTTGGTGACCGTTATATGCTTGCGCATGTGAACGGGAAAGGGAAATATACCAAAGACGTGGTTAACTCGCAAAAGATACAGGGCTCGCAATTTGACAAGATAATCAAGGGTATCGTGGAAGCCAAGCTTTACGGGTATACTTTACTCGAAATCATGCCGTATGTTGATTCTGGAACAGGCAGGCTGGCGGAAGTCAACATCATCGAACGGCGCAATGTACTGCCGGACCAGAGAGTCGTATTGAAAAGGCAGGGGCTATGGGAGCCGCATTGGGATTTGCGCAATCCGGCCTACCACCGTTGTTATGTGCTGGTGACGTCGGGGGACCTTGGGCTTTTTTCTGCCACAACGCCATTGATACTCGCCAAAAAGTTCACGGTGGCCAATTATGTTAACTTCTCCCACACCTACGGACAACCGATCATTCATGGAAAGACGGTCAGTGAGAGCAATGCCGACCGCAAACGGCTGGCCGGTGAAATAGCCAATGCGGCACAGAACAAGGTCGTGGTCACCGGCATCGAGGATGAGGTGGACATCAAGACCTTCACCATGTCCAATTCGGAAAAGATATATACCGGACTGATTGACTTTGTCAACAAGGAGGTTGCCAACCTTGTGCTCGGCTCCGAGTCCATGGCCGGAGGAATGCAGTCGTATGTGGGTTCGACCAAGGCGCATCAGGACATTTTCCGTGACCGTATCGAGGTTTACCGCAGATATATCGAGAATGTCATGAATGAGGAGATAATCCCCCGGCTGGTAGCCATCGGATATATTCCTGCAGGACTGGAATTCAGGTATTCAAACCGGATAGAGATGAATAACGAGGACCGTATCAGGCTCTATTCGCTCATTACTGAAAAATACGAGGTCGCGGCTGACGAAATCGAGAAGGAGTTCGGAATCAATGTGGGCAGGCAGCTTAATGCCATCCCGGCTATGGGGCTTGAAGCGGATGGCGGCCGGTACATTCCCGGCCATAACGACCGTGGTATCATGTCAGACGAAGAGTATTTCCGGCGTTACGGGCATCCTCGGGGGAGTAAGGTTGAAAATTTTTTGCGGGGAACGGAGTGATGGCCCGGCTTCCGTTCCCAAACGGTGTTCCATATGGAGCTGTCAGGGCGTCCGCTTCTCAGGAATCCGGTACGGAAAAGGAGTACCGTGTCATATTTGAGGCATTCCGCAGGTTCATTCCCCACTACGAAAACAGTGCCGAACGCCTCGATATTATGGAGGATATCATCACTTTGCGTGCTTCTTTCTTGATAGACAGAGCGTTGACAGGTTTACGTATTGACCTGGACCATGCATTGGAGATTCTGAGAAACCATAATGACTTTACGACGGAGAGAGAGCGGCTGCAGCGTGATATTCTCATCGCAGCCATAGACAACCTGGTTGATTTTGCGGCGGCCGAAGAGTATGCGATGTTCAAGGATATGCCTGAAACAGTGGATGAGCGGGATATGGAGGCATACGGAGAGATATGTCACCGGTATAACTTTATTTATGCGGAGAGAGAGAATAGCCAGGTGCTTTTCGCCGCTTCGATGGCGGCATGGTGGCTCACAGTGGATACGGACACGGTGCTGACCTATGTGACGCAGGGAGACGAACGGGTACGGGCGTGGCATCTGTCCCTCGAGGGACTCTCGTACCGTAAGTCGGAATTCCCGCCGGAGTTGATACCGCCCATTGAGTGGGGATGCCGTTGCTATCTGGTAGCGGACGGGTTCGCCGC